CAGTAGGCATTGTGATGGTTGTGGCGGCAGCCGAAGTCGATGTGATGTAGCCATCAGCAACCTGAGCTGCGGAAGCTGTACCAGTCGCGTTGACTGCGTTGAAAGAAGTGGGTTGGTGGCCAGTGATGAAGCCGTTCAAAGAACGTACTGGGCCGGAGAAGGTGGTCAATGCCATGATAGTTTCCTCATGCGGTTAAGGCGTATCTGTCTGCATGACGTCGGCCCGGAGCCGTCAGATACACCGGAAAAGTCCGGGGTTGTGTGTTTGTATCATGTGGCCGGGGGAGTGTCAACATATTTGAAATGCTTGCCTGCATTCTTCCCCTTGGTAAGCGGTTTGTCTGCGGCAAGCGCTTTGGCGAGCATGCCTGAAGACATTCCAAAAACCTCTTTGACCGCTTTCAGGCTGGGGTAAATCACTTCCGAAGTAGTCTCCACAATTGCTTTGTTGAACTTGGCCGCATGCTCTGTAGAACGTGCTTTGCCTTTACGTTGCGCACTCAGCTTTGCCCGTGTTTCAGCGCTGGCGGTTTTACCGATATTGGCCTGACGCAGCAATTCTTTGGTTGATTCCGCTACTGGTTTTCCTGCGCGATTTTGCCGCATAAGACCTTTCGAGGTTTCGGAGTGTTGACGGCCAAGGGCGGGGTGGGGGTTGTGCTTGTAAAACTCAGTGAGCGCGGCAGACAGCGCTTGTTTGTGGGAATCAGCCCTCACTACACCCCTGTTGGAGTTGTCCACGTACTTGGCAAAGTTGTAGCAGTGCTTCTGGCCGTGGTGCTCATCCAACCACCGTTGTTCGACAGTGGGGAGTTGCTCCGGCGATGGGGCAACTTCCACAACCCGGAAAACAAAGCTGTCTTCCCCGTATTTATTCCAAGCTGCCTGTAAGTGTGGGCAGTGGTGTTTCCCCGCACGAAGATCGCGGGTGTGTTTTCTCCAACGCGCCGCGAGCACCGTCGAGCTGCCAATATAAAACTTGGCATTCTGGATGTTGATGATTTTGTAAATAACGGCTTTGCCTGTGTAGTCCATAAAAAGCTCCAAGGTGATTTTGATACAGCCAAGTATAGTAGCTTTTGTGGAGGTGCGCAACAACAGGCAAAGAAAAAGGCCCCGAAGGGCCTTTTTTAGATACCAAAGTATCAGTTGGAACCAGAGCTGCCCCAAATTCCGAGCGGGTCACTCCAGCCAAAGCTGTAACGCTCTCTCGCCTTGTACCTTACGTTCCCTGTATCAAAGTCCCCATCCATCGAAGTCTGCAGAGCAGAACGCTCGAAGTGCTTCAGACCGTTTGGAACGTCTGTGGTCAAGAACCAAGCGTTGTTGTCGGTCAAGAAGTGGTTGACGGTGTAGCCGCCAGAGATGGTGCCCATCTGCTTCAACGCGTTGATGTCGTTGTCGGCAGTGCCCACGCGCAGCTCGGTGTCCAGCAAACGCTTGGCAACGAACATCAACGATGGGGGGATCACCAACTTGACAGGCTTGGCTGCGATCAACAGGCCGCGCTCATCAACCCAAGCAGCGATCTGGATCGTTGCGTTTTCCAGAGCGGTCTCGTTCAAGTCCACGCCGGTAGTTGGGCTGTTGAAGTTCACGCCGCCGCCCACGAGTGGGTGGCCAACGCGGGTGCCGCCAGAGTTGTTGCCGAACAAGGAAACGCCGTCGCCGCCGGGGAAAGCGCCAGAGAAGCCGTTGTTCAGTGTAGAAGCAGCTTTGACCTGCTTGGTGAAGGCCATACCGCGAGCCAGAGCCTTGGTGTAGCGGGCAGACAGACTGTCGTACAGGTTGTCTTCCACTGCTTCTTCCGTGATGGAGAAGCCCAAAGCGATGGTTTCGTGGGTGTAGCGAGCAGTGAATGCTTCCTGCGCGTTGTCGTAAGCGATGGCGGAGCCTTCCTGCTTGACAGGTGCAGCACCAAAGCCGGACAGCTTGGTTTCTTCTTCAAAGCTACGCTCCGACTTCTCGGTTTCGTAGATTTCTTTGTGCTCTTCGCCGTAGCGTGCATATTCCAAACCGAACAAGGCGTTCAGACCGGGGAGCAGCTCTTTGAGCAGTTGTGCGCGTGAAATTGCCATGGTACTTTACTCCTTAGATGCCGACGGCGTTGGTGAAGGCGTGAGCGCCGGGGTTGAACTTGACCAACACGTCAGGGAAGGCGTCGCCCACAGGGGAAGCAAAACCAATGATCTTGAACGCGGCGGCTGTAGTCACAACGGTGGACTCCAAAGCGCTGGTCGAGTTGCCAGTCTGGGTAGAACCCGTGCTGGTGCTCTGTGCGGCGGCAAAGAAAGTGTTCGCGCCAAGAGCGGCTTGGGTAAGAGTACCGTCAACCTGAGCTTGGAATGTGACGTTGGGGTCAGTGATCACGTATGCAGTCACCACGCCGGTTGTGCCGGAGGGGTAGTACTGGCCGTAGATTTGCTGACCTTGTGCGTTGATGTAGGAGCAGCCCACAAAAACACCCAAAGCGCCGACATCAGCACCACCGAGGTTGTTGGTCGTCAAGTCAGCGCCAGTGGCGGTAGACAGAGCGACGTAACCTGCAGCGTTGATGATAACGACTTGGCCGTTGAAGATGTTGGATGCCAGACCTGCGGGGTTGATCAGGAACTGACTTGTAGCGCCAGCATATGCCATGCCGTCGTTACGGTTTACGGCACGCAGGCCGTAGGGGGAAGCGGTTGTTGCCATTTAAGGACTCCTTGTTACTTTGAACCAGAACCAAAACCACCACCGCGACTGGTCGTTGACTTGCGGTCAGCGAAAAGCGGCATGCGGGGGTCATTGTTTCGCATGAAACTGTTATCCACAGATTCCATCTGGGCTTGCGCTTGTTTGGCGTAATACTCGTCACGGGCTTGAGCGCGTTCGCGTGGCATCTTGCAGAGCATGAGGCCGCCGAGTTCGACGTTTCCGGTCTTCGCATTACCCTCAAGCATAAGCTCGGGATGGTCCACTGCTTTTACCGGCTCCCAACCTTCACGCATCTTGGTAGACACGTTCGTGTTTTGGGGCTGACCAAGAACGTGTGTCGCAATCCAGCGATAAACCATTCCGGGTTCAGGTGTCGGGTCGGGCAGTGCGCTCGCAGGTGTATACACGTAGCGAGTAGTTTTTTCGCGTGCCTCAAGGGTACGAGGGGTCCGGGTTGTTGTTTCAGCCATTCGATTTCTCCAGTTTTGCTACTTCAGCAGCGTATTGCTGCGGGGTCAGTCCGTATTTTTTCGCCAACGCAACCTGCGTAGGAGTCAACTGGACTTTGCGGGCACCCGTCGAACGAGTCGCCGGAGCCACAACCGAGGTAGGTCGCTTGGAGCTGTCGCCGGATTTTGGCCTGTCTTCGTCCTTGCCGAAAACTTCGGGGAACGTGGACTTCATGCGAGCATCAATGCGCTCGAAGTAATCGTCAGAGCGGGGATCAACCCCGGAGTTGACTAGTTTTTGGTGCAGCCCTAGTGCAAAGCTGGTGACTTCCTCGTACCCCGGTGAACCGAACCACTGGTTTTTTGCCTGCCAGCGAGCAGTTTTTTCGTCCAGCTCTTGACGGGGTGCTTGGCTTTGGTGTGTTTGTACCTCAGTTTCGTCAACCTGTAAAGGTGCTGGCCGGAAATTTTTTGCAGCCTGCACTTTCATCTTGGCATCCATCAACGCATCTTGCGCTGCAATGACGCCGTCGGTGTCAAAAGCCTCTGTCGCTTCCTTGAGCTGACGCTTGGCCTTCTCAACCTCAGTCTCTGCCAACGACAGCTGAGATGCAGCGTACTGCTCAGTGCCGGTGTTGACGTACTGTTTGAGGCGGTTGTTCTCTGAAACCATGTGCTGGGCAAGGCGCTCCAGCTCCTGCTTCTCGCGCATCAGCGCCTCTTTGGCCCGGCGCTCGTCGTGACGTGCGTGGGTCAGCTCCTTGATGCGCTTTTTGACGCCGTCAGAGTAGTTCTCAATCTCGTCGTCCGTGGGGTCAGCCACTTCGCGGTCCAGAGGTTTGCGGCCACGGTCCTTTTCAGGCGTGTCGTCAACGATTTCGACTTCGACCTCGTTGTCAGTAGAGACTTCCAGCTCGACGTTTTTATTGTCGTCCAGTTCGTCCGGGAACTTATAAGCGTCCATTTCTGCTCCTTATGCGCGGGTGTACCCGCGTGGGTCTTGCACAACACACTCAATTTGGTCGTCGTTCAGAACCCTGAACTCCTTGCCAAACACCTTGAAACGCGTACCTGTGTAGGTGCGCACGAGCACAAAGTCGCCCTCTTTACACCATGCGCCCGAGGGGAACTTGGCAGGGTCTTTGTACGCGTCTGGTCCGACCCGAAGCACAAACAACACGGTTGTCGCGTGTTCTTCCGCTCTCATGGTCGCAGCATCTCGAACGAGGTCGAGGGTCGTACCGGCGATCTTTTCATCGACTTCCGGCACAACGCACAGCAGCTTGTATCCCGTGGGTACGGGTAGTGCCGATGCTTTGGTTTCGTTGTCCGCGTTGGCCTCGGGGGCGTCAAGCGGCTGAATGTGTTTGGGCAGTGTGATGCCCTGAGGCAGAATGATTTCACTCATCTGATTTCTCTACTTTCTCTACAAGGTCGAGGAGGTGACGCTCTGCA